TCTCGTCGCTCAAGAGGAATAACTGATTTGGGAGAAAACCTAAGGGGAGAGGGGAAAGCGCCTTTGGAGCGCCTTCCCCTCTCCCCTTGGGTTCTCTCCCTCGTTCATAGCAGCAACGTTATCGCACAGAATAGCGAACCCGAGAAGTGCTATCCCGCGAAAAGCACTATCGGTAGCCTGCTATCAATGTAAATTACTAAAACGTTATAATAGAAGTACACTAAAAACAAACTTTTTCCACATACCAAAAAAGCGAGCCGCGCGCACTATCTTTGCGCTTCGACTCACCTTTCCTTTTTCGGGCTGTGTCACAGCTATTCTAATTTGCGTTTAAATTTTCTTCAGATTCTCCGCCCTTACCGCCGCAGTGATCTCTCCGCCCTGACCGATAACAATATAGTCCTCTCTGTCGCCGGAGCCTGCCTGCATAACCTCATACACATTCGTATACACAAACAACGCAAGCGCTCCTCCGTTGTACGTCTTTGCACCGTAATTCACTTTCACCTTATCTCCCACGACAAATTTCTGTGTCTGCGTATCGTCCTCCGCCTTGTAAAGATCCGCCGTATACAGCCACCCTGTCGGTACGCCGTCAAGACCTATCAGCGTTTCCTTACCGTTACCGGATACCTGCAATACAGTATAGACCGTGTAATAAACATAAGAATAAGGCTTGACCCCGTTTGTAAATACAGCGCCCCGCTTTACTCTTACCTTATTACCCTTTGAAAATCCGTTGTGCTTCTCATCATCGGGCTTTTCGGGAGGCTTTTCTATGCAGTGCTCCTCGTACCACCTTGCGGTTATCGCAGGATAATCTACAAAGCAAATATCCCCGTCAACATCTTTACCGCCGATATTGTCAACACCCCACTGCCACATTTTCTGCCCGTAATCGAATCTGCTCGGATAGTCCGGACTTTCCGTCCAGTGAGCAAGCCATATATCATACTTTCCGACTAACCGTTCTTTCTGATAATAGCTTTCAAGCCATGAGGGATTTGCATAAATTCCCGACGGCAGACCCGCTTCATTCAGGCTTTTGCAGAATTTCACCGCCATATCGGTTCTCACTTTGCTTGTAAGATTATCGATCTGCTTCTGCTCTTCCATGTCAAAGAACACGGGATATGACGGCTTTTCATTGTCCAGCACCTTTATACACGCTTTTATCTGACTGTCCAGTTCAGCGTTGTCAACCGCCGTGATATACCAATAACAGCCGTATGCCAACCCGCGTTTTGCACATTCGATTATATTCTGCCGGAAATAGCTGTCCTCGTCTTTCCCTATTCCCGCACGGATTATAACAAATTCGTTTCCTGCCGCCTGCGCCGCGGTAAAATCAAATTTCTCCTGTGCCCTGCTGATATCAATTCCTTTTATTCTCATGGTCGTCCTCCCCACTCTTGTTTTTTATCTGTTCAAGCACATTCTTTATCTTTTGCGGTACAGGCAGACCGAGCGCCGCCGCATTCTCAACTATCGAGATCCCTTCGTTTGCTATATAGAAAAGCATCACAGCCGACATAGCGGCGGGTATTCCGCCGAGCACATAAGTGTCGGTTATGTGACCGAGTGCCACAAATGCTAGAATCAGCACCTTCTTTGCAATGCCTCTGAACCCGACTTTACTGGAAATTTTCTTTTCGCTGACAGCCGCAAACACACCGCTGATATAGTCCAGCACCATAAACGCTATAAGCGCACGGAACAGCCCGTTCACCTCACCGTACATAAATCCCAGCATTGCCCCGACAACACCCGCTGCACTGTCAATCGCTATCTGTATCTTACTCATATTTCCCCTCCTTTGATTTGATCTTTATTTATTTTTTCTCTGACCCTGATTTATCCACCAGAAGCTCTGCGAATGCGGCGGAGTAGCACCTCCGTTTGTTGCATTTTTCATTATCATCTCATCGTCCGACATTCCCGCCTTACTCAATGCGGTCGGCTTAAGCTCCGGATGCATCTTATACAAAAGCTCAAGATAAGTCATTCCCTCTATATCCCCGGGTATCTTCATCTGTTCTATCCAGTCATAGAAACCGTCCTTTTCCCCGTACAACTGGAACAGTGCTTCGGTAAATTCTTCATCGCTGTATATCTTGTCGCTGTACTTTTTTATAAAGTCGTATGCATCGTCAGGTGAGAACTTTCCGCTATCTGCGTTTTCTTCCTCATTCTTTACCGCATCTTTGAGTGATGAATTTAGCTTTATCCGATAGTTACGGTTGCTGTCGTAGACATTCTGTGCATAATCCCTGTCACTCTCATACACCCCACGGTTGTAATCGCGTTCGTTTTCAAGCACATCACGATTATACTTTCTGTCGCTCTCATACACCCCACGGTTGTAATCGCGATCGTTTTCAAGCACATCACGATTATACTTTCTGTCGCTTTCAAGTACGCTTCGGTTGTAGTCCCTGTCATTCACATACTTATCTCTGTCGAATTGAGCCTGCCAGTTTCTCTGCGCCTGTGCGTCCTTATTCTTATTATATTCAAACTCCCTGTTTGTGTTATAATCAGCCACGCTGTCACGATATCTGCCGTATTCCGTATCTTCAAGACCGATCAGCGTGTTGAGCTTTTTATACGCGCTGTCCTCCTCATCACGATAGCGCTCATACGCTCTCTGTTCAAGCTCCGGTATCTTATCATTCAGCTTCGACATATAGCTGTCATACGCCTGCTGACCCGCAGTTACCGCATAGCTGTTTGCATATCCTCCGGTAAGCATAGATGCATTTCCTACCGTATCCTCCATAGCCGTCTTCCCGGCTTTCGTATAGCTGTCCTTATACTGTGAAAAAAGCTTGTCGCTCCCGATATCATAATTGAATTTCTTTCCCTTGAGCACACTCGAAAGATTGCTCTTGACCGCATCCGAATAACGACTCTTATATTCGGGAACGGCGGATTTTTTATTACTGTTTTTTACTGTACTCATATCTCCTCCGCATAACACATTTCCTGCTCTGCATTCATCTTTGCCTCATACTCATCGATCTCCGCGTCAAACCTCGCGATATCCTCCGCCGTTATCCTGTCACGGCTGTAATGATTGCCGAGCTGCATAGCCGCCCAAGCCCTGTCAAAACTGCCGCTCTTAACGCCGTTTACAGCGACCTCGACGATCCACTTTCCGAAATCAAGCATTATACCTCACCTCCCGATACTGCCGCCGCTTCGAGCGCCGCCACTCTTGCTTCAAGGCTTGTTATTCTGCGTTCCGCGTCCTCAGGCGCAGGTGACCAGTCGGTCGGCTTGTTGCCCGCTTCAAGCTTCATAGCGCAGACCTCTATATAGTTTCCCGCCGCCGTAGGCTGCAGATATATTCTCGCGCCCGAATATGTCCCGGCGCTTTGCGGCGAAAATTTAGCCGTAAAGCTGATATACTGCCATTCGTCCGAGATAATTATATCCTGTGTGTTGCCGCTGTGGTCGGTGGTCGATTTATAGAACGGCTGTAACCTGCACGGAACTCCCTCCGCCGAATTACTGCGTATCCGGCAGGAAAAAGTATATATCACTCCCGAATTAAGCGGTATATCGTCCTGCCCGCAAATTATCTGACTGTTTTCATCCGTAGAAGTCAGTCGTATCCCTTTGCTTACACACGATATCGGCGTGTCGGTGATATCAACGGTCTGTATCGTTCCCGCCGCTCCGTATTTTCGCCAGTGACCCTTGCTGTGACCGCCGTAACCGATAACCGCTTCAGCCGTTCCTGTGATAATATTCCTGCCGCCTATGCTGACTGCATTTACAGCCGCCGTGATATCCGCCGCAGTCGCCGCACCGACCTCCTCGGCGGTATATGACGGCTTTTCATCTGCTTTCGCCCAGTCTGCTATATCAGTATTTTTAAGATACGGTGACAAATCAACCGAAATAACCCCGTCAGCCGTTACCGATATATTATCCCCTATCATTACACCGCCAAGCGTATCGGCTGTTGCCACGGGCAATGTATATCCAACGCCGTCAACGCCGCCGTCCGCGATAAACCTGCCGGATATATGCAGATTTCCCGCGCGGTCAAGCACCAGCGCGTCACTTCTGAACTCATTTTCACCGCTTCCCCAACCGTTGCCCACAACGAGCCACACATCTTCCGCCGTCTTGTTATAGCTTCCAAGTGCAAAAACTTCCCGGCCCGCAACCGTGTGATTTCCCGATGCGTGCGAGTGCTCGCCATACGCTCTGGTATAATACCCTTCCGCGTGTGAGTTACTGCCGCTTGCCACACACCCCTCGTTTTCCGCGTGAGATGACGATCCCGTTGCAGAAGTGCCATACCCTTCGGCGTGTGCCTGAGTATTTGCCGCTGTAGTTTCTATGCCCTCCGCATGGCTGTACGGAGCGTTAGCCGTAGTCTTATACCCTTCTGCATGAGCATAATATGAGCTTGCGACATTATTCTCATAGTCGTTGAAAATCTCACAGTTCTTATCGGCGTTTGTGAACTCGCCCACTCCGTCCGACAACGCCTGATATATGAGCTTTTTCTCCTCTTCACCGTCCGACTTTGCGGCTACATCGTCATTTATATCCGCAAGGCAGAACTTTATCCTGTCCGCAAGCAGCGAGATGAAGTTCTCGATATCATTCAGCCGCTTTTCGCTATCTGCCGCCTTGTCTGCGGCAAAGCTTATATTGATATTATCCACTTATCTCACTTCCCTTTTCGCTGTCAAGATATACTCCGTAAAGTACCGCATAAGCGTCCCCGCTTGTTTTGCCGCTGATTTTTATTCTTACGGTCTTACATCTGAGCGGTATGATCGGCGCAGCTGTTATTTCTTCGCTTTTGCTTTCGGCGCTGTTATATTCCGCCGCCTTTTTCCATTCTCCGCCGTCACCGCTGACATACAGTGAAAGCACCGGAACTTCATTATTCTTGCGGCTGTACCGCACAGCAGCTCTGAGCTTTTTGTATATATTGAACACCTTTCCTCTGCCGATATCTCCGCTCACCGCTTCAAAGCTGTTTTCAGCCTGCTTTTTTGCATCGCTGTCCGTTCCGACAAGTCTTATGACCGTCAGCTTTCCGCTGTTCCCCTTTGCCACCGCATACAGTCTGCCGTTTATCTCATGAGCCGAGCACACACCGCTGAGCCGTCTTTCGTACCATGCCGCGTATCGTTTGTCATAGAAGTACACCGTCCCGTCAGCTGCCGCCATAACGATATATCTTCCGTCAGCCGTCATGACCGCGGTATCTGTTATATCTCCGCCGAGCTTTGAATCTATCCTGTGCGCCGCAGAACCGTTGAAGCAGAACACCCCCTCGGGTGCTTTATAATACAGCAATCCGTCCGAAATGCACAGTGAACCGCCGCTGCCGCTCTGCACACCCCTCAGCTTTATCGTACTCACCGTAAAGTTTGACGCTTTTGTACCGTAAACGATATGCACACAATTCTCCTTGAAAAACAGCACACTGTTCGCGTATACGCAAGCCCCCGTAAAGTCGCCGTCCGAGCCTACGGTAGCCGCCCAGGCATCGGTCGATATCCCGTCATAGCTGCCCCATTCCACAGCGCTTCCGAGTTTGGAGCAGTATATCTCGTGATCAGCGGAAGAGCACCCCCACAGTCTGTTGTTGTGCTCAACAATAAAATCCATCTGAGGGATCTTCATGCTTACAGTCGCATTCTTTATGCACACTACCCTGAAGTTTTCCATTCTTCTGCCCTCCGTATAAAAATAAAGCGTGTCATTATATACGGAGGTATCAAGATTTATAGATACACAGCCGCTTCTCGTATAGCTTTCTTCCGATATCGATTTTATCCTTGCGGTGAGGTATTTTGTTTTGCCGCCGTAGCTGTACGCTATCTTTATTTGATTACCCTCGCTGTAATAAGAAAGCTCCGCGCTGTCTTTTGCAACATCTATATACAGCAGTTTGAAGATCGCCACTGTCGGGCGCGTCTGGTTCTGATTATACTCATACAGCGAGCCTTTCAGCTCATGCCTTGTCGGATATGTCACACTTATCGGATCATCGGCGGTGTTTATAAGCGCCTCGTCCGGCAATATAAGTATATATGCCCCCATACCGACAAGCCGCTTTTCGCCTGCACTGAGCTCAACTGCGGTTTTCTTTCCGTCAATATAGATGCCGTCCGCCTTTGTGTAGACTATCCCGCCGTTTTTGAACATATATCCGGTTATTCCGTCAGGAAGCTCCGTATACGAAAACGGCTTACAGGTCCTCAGCGCGGGATACGCGGTAAAGTCCAGCCCTTTAAGCTCCTGCCAGTATCCGAGCGGAGTTCCGTTAGAACGGTCTATTCCGCCGAACACCTCGGCGCTTTCCGTAACGCTCTCAATTTTAGACACTTTCGCCGCCATTTTTCCTATCCTTTCATCCTTGTTTTCACATTACTCATATGCCTTGCGTTCCAGTACCGACAAAACTCATCATACAGCGTTTCGTAAAGCGCCTCGTCATTGGCATATCTCTCATATTCCGCATGATAGAAATCGATAAGCGAGCACAAAAACAGGATATATATTTCCGAAAAGGGTCTTTTCACAAAAAGCACCGTACTATCGTCAGTCCCGATTTTTTCCGTATCGGTAAAGCTTATCCCGTTATGCTCATGCGTAAGATAAATATCCTCATATATGCGGCTCTCGATATCCGTGAGCCACCCGAGCTTGTCCGCTTTTCCTATCTCATTCGGACGCAGACTATCTACAGTATCAAGCACTTCCTTTACTGTCATTACTTGCCCTCCTGGACTATCAGCGACAGCTTCCAGCCCTCATCACGGTAGTACTCCGCCTTCTTTCTCTGTACCTCTGCCCTGTCAAGCTCGTTTTTGATAAACTGCGGCACCATAACCGTTTCGCCCCTGCGTATAAGATAATTGTTGCAGTTTACAGATACAAAGACATCGGCGTTATACTTGTCGTTATCCTTGAAAAGTCTTACAGGTACAAGCTTTTTAAGTTCGTTGTTGTTATTTTCGTTCATTTTCTTTCCCCTTTTTAAAATTCCCCTGACCCTCCCGTGTGCCGTCATCTCAGCCCCACACAAGGCTTAACCTCATCTTATCAGTTGGCGCTTGTCTTTTCGGAATATACAGGCGAACAGCTTTCTATTCTCACCATATATTCATCCGAAAGGATCTCCGCCGTGCGCACCGCCTTCCAGCCTACGCTTGCTCTCTGGTTCAGCGGATCGTCGCCGTAGCCGAGCTGTTTTACAATGTGCTGAAGACCGCCTCCGCTGACATCGGTGACCGCATATGCGTGTGCGCCGATAACAAGTGTCGAGAACACCGCAACTGCCTTCTTTTCATAATAGGTTGACGCTGTAACATCGCCGCCCGCCGTTACGGTAGCCTTGGAATAGTTACTGCCCGACTTCGTGTAATAATCCTTACCCTTTATAAAGTTTGCGTCAGCGGTCAGCTGATAGAACTGAGGACAGCTGTCGTCCGCAAATATCTTGGCTTCCGTGCTCTTAACAAATCTTACATTTCCGAGCGAACCTATCTCGCCCTTGAATATGCTCTCAGGCTCTGCATACTTATGCACATCGACCCATTCGGGGCTTCTCATAAGCTCATAAGCCGCATAAGGATGGATTATCGCAACATAACTCTCCCCGTCTATGCCGTCCGCGTTCATGCTTTCAAGCTGAGCCGCCGCACGGAATACCGTGTCCACAGTGAGTACGCAGTCCTTGTCAAGCGCTTCTCTTGACAGCACCTCGCTGCCGTCCTTACCGGGCGCGTATATTACATTCGTACCGGCATTGACGATCTCTCTTGTGATAGTGTCAAGCGTTCTGCCTGACTGACTGCCGAGCAGCTTTGTCGACTGCACAACGTTGTTATCGATAGCCGTGAGCTCCAGCATATCCGACAGCTTTATATAGTCGCCGTACTGATTTACAGTCGCAGTCTTAGCCGTTACCGACAGCATATTGCCCGCAGGGGTAACGCCCTCGACCAGAGGAGTGGTAGCCTTTGCAAGCGAGCTGTACTTTCTGAGCTCTATAGTCTTACCGCCGTTTCTCGGTATGGGATACTTGTCCGCAAAGCGGTCATGTACGAGCTTCGGCTCAGCCATATCAATGAGCGTGTTCTCATAAAAGGTCTTCATCTCGGCTGACAGACCGGGCATAGCCGTAGTCTGCACATCAAACAGGTCTAATCTTACATTTCTTATCTTCATATAAATTTCCTTTCCCGGGCGGCTCTCCCGCCGCCGTCTTTCTTTTTTTCTTATCGTAAATACATTTCCCCGCGCAGCCCGAAACCGCGCATTTCTTGTCCGTCTTTTCCCGCCGACCCACCCGTTTAGATCTTCATATCTCACCACCTTATTAAAATGAATAATGAATAATGAATAATGAATAATGAATAATGAATAATGAATAATTATTGTTGCGCCTGCGGCGCGTATTTAAAAGCGCCCTCCACAACCTTTCACTATTTTCAAACTTCCTGCTTCACTATCACTTTGTACTATCCTTTTTTATCCACCGCCAACATTTCCATTTCTGCCATCACTGCAAAAGCAACGTACACTACCCAATTCCCGTAGGGGCGGCGGCTTGCCCCGCCCGTTACCCCGATTTTCTCCACTTTCACAAACAGCGCCAACCCCACCATCACCGCCACTCTTCGCTATCCCTCGCCCCGCACTATCAAAAATCGAAATTCGCGCCGCAGGTAAAGCAAGGATGCTTTAATAGCGGTCGCACTAAGTCGCTGCACGGACGCAGCGACACTAACGACCGCAGACGCAACCACAATTCTTCATTCTTCATTATTCATTTTTCATCATTCATTCTCACTCATCGCCGCCAACCCCACCATCACCGCCACTCTTCACTATCCCTCGCCCCGCACTATCAAAAATCGAAATTCGCGCCATCGGCGCAACCACAATTCTTCATTCTTCATTATTCATTTTTCATCATTCATTCTCACTCATCGCCGCCAACCCCACCATCGCCGCCAACCCCGCACTACCCCTCGCCCCGCACCACCCCAATTCTTCATTTTTCATTTTTCATTTTTCATTTATCAAAGCACCACCCTCTCCCCTCTCTCCGTCCTTCTTATCAGCTCCTTTCTCTCACTTTTCGACAGCTTCTTGCTGTTGTCGGGCACATTGCTCACCGACAGCATGCTCTCTCTCATTCTCTTGCCGTCCGCTCTCATCGCCCCGCTTTTCATAAGCTCAGACGCGGCATACTCCATAGCCGAGCGGATAATTTCGTCCTTGTGCACAATAAGATAAGCGTCCGCAAGCCCTATTCCTTTATAGCACAGCGAGAAAAAATCCCTGTTTTTCATCTCACCGACAAGGTCGAATTCAGGATACAGCTCCTTTACAGCCTCACCCTCCGCGCGCCATTTGGCAAGCCTGTACCGCATATCGTTCCTCTGCTCCCATTCGGACTGCCGCTCTATCACAGCACTTTCTACACCGTCAAGGTCGTTTTCGTCCGCCCCGCACAGCCTTGCCGCAAGCCTTACTATCCCCTCGGCTTTCCCCGCACGCGCCTGCTTCATTCTCAGCACCGCCTGCCTGAACTCTTCACCTCCGACCTCATCGGGATATCCCGCAGAGGTGTTACCGCCTGTATTATCCTGTGCAGGCTTTTCGCCGCCATTTGCATCAGCATCACCTTCCGTGCCGATATCCGTATTTTCTGTCTGCTTTTCCTCCGCCGCATTTTCAACATTCACAGCTTCGTTTTCCACCATACTCACCCCTCTTTACCATAGCAATCCACATACTCGGGATAGTTTTCCGCAAGCATAAAAAATCCCTTGCTTATTCCGTCAACCGCCGTATTGAGCCCCTCGTCGTCCGTAACATAGCTGATTATCGCCTGACCGCTTTTCAGCGTCACATCTATGATATCCGTGTCGCCTGTATCCTCGCTGTCATATACATTCTGCGCTATAGTCTGCGCAAGCGTTGTAAGCGCCGCACATACAAGTGATGCCTCCCTCGAGCTGTCCCCCTCGTTTTGGCAATGTCCCGTGATATAAATATCCCTGCCGAGCCTTGACCTGTCTATCCTTACCCTTGTCATATAATATTTTTCTGCGTCATACCCGCACCCTCTCTTATAGTGCGTTCAACGCTCTCCTTTCCCTCAAAATCCATCATTTCAAGACACCCCAGTGCCTGCACCGCCATATCCGGGTTGAAAAATCCCAGCTGGAACAGCTGCTTTGCCAGCTCATTCTGTGCCGCCTTTGAAAACGGCGATTTCTTAGCCGCCGTGCATACAATATCAAACACCGGCTTCTTTTCTCCAAGCTCCACCCCGAACAGCTCTTCCCTGCGGCTCTTTATCTCCGAGTTGTCAAACGCCGCATAACCGCCTGTTATCCTGAAGCTTCTCGGCGTGTCATAGAACTGTCTGATAAGCTCTATGATAAGATAGCACACCTGCTGAAACGCAAAATACGTTCCCTTTATCATATCCCTCGACAGCTTACTTCCCGCCTCCTGGAGCGCCGCTATCGCACTTGCCGCCGTAACGCCTCCCGAGGTCGACCCCTGAGAAAAGTCCCTGTTGCCGCTCGTTTCCTTAAGCTCGTCTATCTTGAAGCTCAGCGCGTTCATTACCGCGCTGTCAAGCGGCTCTGTCTTTATCTCTCTTATATCGTCATTTGTCAGACTGCCCGCAACGTGCACAAACATATTCCTGCGGTCGGCAAATTCAGCCTCGTTCACCGCGCTGTTCTGCCTTATGAAGTATCTCTTTCTGCTCATCTGCACCGTATGCTCGAGCACCACCTGCGACAGCTTGTCTATGTACGTCTGCGCGTCCCGCATAACGTCTATATAGCCAAATCCGCACGGTGTGCCCTCCTGCGTAAACAGCGGATCTATAACGAACGGATATCTTCCGTGGCTGTAGAACCCGTCCTTACAGCTCTCGTCATCCTCGCTTGAATACAGCACCTTGTCCCCGCAGAACCTGCAATAGTGCAGAATTTTCTTCCCGCCGGCCGTTTTCTTATAGTACCAGTCAACGACCTCAGCCTTGCCGCTGTCGTCAGTCCTGTCGTCTGTTCGGTATTTTTCGACATTTACCGTTTCCTCCGATATACCGTCTTTAAGCCCGGGATACATTTCGCACAGCTGCTCCTTGTCCACAAGCGATACATAGAACAGGTTTGCGCTCTCTTCAAGCTCCTTTATCCCCGGTTGCCAGAACAGATTCAGTATATCAACATTTCTTATAGCAATATCTCCCCTGCCGTCCTCAAGCGCAGGATCCCACACTACCGCCTGACACGCCGTACCGTTCTTCAGCTTGTACCACCAGCCGTCACTGTACAGCTTCTCAAATCCGCACCGTTCAAGCACCGCCGGCAGAAGCAGCGACAGCTGCCTTGCACACTCCTCATCTCCCTGCTCTCTGGGTAGCACAGACGGCTCGGGGATATTATCCATAGCGTCCGCGTGCTTGTTAGCTATCGAATTGAACAGCCACGCCGATGCAGGCTGAGGACGTGTATCGTCAGGCTCATACCCTATCTCCGCCCAGTGACGCATTTTCCACCACTGCTCATTTGACACTATCCTCTTGTCGAGCACCGCCTTTCCTTCCTTGTACTTTCTGAGCACCGCCGCCGCGGCAAGCACCTGTGCCCTGCCTATCTTCTCTTTCATATTTCTCCTTTCTGCTTACAGCATATAAAATGTCTCCCTGCGTTCTTTCTTTCTCTGATCGAGCGGATCGTCCCCGACAGGAGCTTCCGCGCGCTTCAGCGGTGCGGCTATCGGGTGCTCCATCAGCACATAACGGCACTCGTCATAGATATGATCCTCCGTTGCGGTGTCTATGTCCTCGACGTTCTTCTCGTCATACATAAGCGCGGGTATCGTCCGTATAAACTCCCTGCAGGTGCAAAAGCAATAGAACATCGGCTTCCCGTCACTTCCGAAAGCAAGCCTGTTGTGATACTGCATCTTCCCCGCGATTCTCGCATTGTCCCCCGGCGACCATATCACAAAGTTCGGAGCTCTCGCCATAAGGTCTGCAACGCTTTCGCCCCTGCTCTTGTCAAATATAGACGGGTCTGCTACCCCGTACACGTTTCTCCCCTTTATGTTCGGATCGTCACGTTCGATTTCCCTGATATTCTCCGCGATCACCGACGGTTCGAGCCGTATTCCCTCGTTCGGCTTTTCCGTACAGCCGTAATACTCGCGTATCCTGTAGACACGCCCCTCGGTATCCACTGCATACCACCCTACCGAAAACGGCTTTGTATACCCGAAGTCAAACCCCCGCACTATCGCCCAGTGTTTAGGTATCTCAAACGGCTTTATAACGTGCGTCCACAGCCTGTCCTCATAGTGAGCGGGATCATCTCGCCACTCCGAGAACACCTGCCCGGAAAAGCTGTCCCAGTCGCCGTACAGCAGAGCCTTTTTCTCCGCAGTCGGCAGCATCGACAGGCTCGCAAGATACGCCGGGTCATTATCCAGAAGCTTCTTGTTATCAAACACGCTCGCAGGCACAAACACCCTCGAGCGGCTGATTTTCACCGCCGTGCCGTCAGGCTTGTACACCGTATGCTGTTCGCTTATCGGCTTCAGCGGTTCTCCCGCCGTGATAAATCTCTGCTTCACCCACGAGTGCCCCGGACCGCCCGGGTTCGCAGTAGCCCTTATGTACACCCTCGTGCCCTCTCCGCCCGGTCGGTTTCTTGAAAACATATAGCTGTACTCCTCCCACGAGAACTGCGTCAGCTCGTCAAAGCCCACAAAGTCGAAGTGCTTACCCTGATAGTTCAGCTTATCCTTACTGCGTTGCATCGCCCCGAAATATATCTTCGCCCCGGACGGAAAGCTCCAGCAATGCTTGGTCTTGTTGTACTTAGCCATCGGATAAGCCGCACGGTATAGCGCCGCCGACCTGTCCTCAAGCTCGCTCAACTGCGGATACGTTTTTCTGAAGATTATCCCCCTGTAGCACGGTATATCGACCTGCCTGAGCGCTTCAACAAGCAATGCATCGGATTTTCCTCCTCCCGCCGCACCGCCGTACAGCGCCTCATATTCCCCTCTTTTCATAAACTGAGCCTGTTTCTCCTGCGGCGACCAGACGACCCTCTGCACCAACCGTTGTGCGCTTTTCCCTTTCTTTTTATCTACTCCCATTGTCCTGCTCCTTTGAAAGCTTTTGTTTTAATGAATAATGAATGATGAATAATTATGGTTGCACCTGCGGTCGTTAGTGTCGCTGCGTCCTTGCAGCGACTTAGTGCGACCGCTATTAAAGCATCCTTGCTTTATTTCAGCGCGAATTAAAAACGCCCCCATCAACCGTTGTGTGCTCTTCTCTTTCTTTTTATCTTTTTCCATTGTTCTACTCCCCACGGAACTATTGTTTTAATGAATAATGAAGAACGAAAAATGAAAAATTATGGTTGCACCTGCGGTCGTTAGTGTCGCTGCGTCCTTGTAGCGACTTAGTGCGACCGCTATTAAAGCATCCTTGCTTTATTTCAGCGCGAATTAAAAACGCCCTCCACAACCTTTCGCTACCCCTCAAACCTCCTACTTCACTATCACTTTGCACTATCTTTTTTTAATCCACCGCCAACATTTCCATTTCTGCCATCACTGCAAAAGCAACGTACACTACCCAATTCCCGTAGGGGCGGCGGCTTGCCCCGCCCGTTACCCCGATTTTCTCCACTTTCACAAACACCGCCAACCCCACCATCACCGCCACCCCACACTATCCATCACCTCGCACCGCCCCAATTTCAAATCCGCGCCATCGGCGCAACCACAATTATTCATTTTTCATCATTCATCATTCATTATCTTCGCCGCCAACCCCGCCATTCCCACCATCACCGCCACTCTTCACTATCCCTCGCCCCGCACTATCAAAAATCAAAATCCGCGCCGTAGGCGCCACCACAATTCTTCATTCTTCATTATTCATTATTCATCATTCATCATTCATTCTCCACTTTCCTCCCTCTCCGGCAGCACCACGATCCCCCTCTCGCTCTCCTCCTCGCCGTCCTGCATCATTTTTTCGTCCCATTCATACCCGCACCGGTTCTTAAGCCAGAATATCTGCGCAGTTGTACTCGGCATGACCTGCTTTTCAACGGTTTTGACTATGCCGAGCTTGCCGTCCTTTCCGACCTGCCGTGTTATTTCGGTCTGCGTATACCCGATAGCACGTTTTAAAAGCGCACCCTCGACCCGCTTCACCTTCTCTTCCTCCGTGATCTCCTCGGGCTCATACAACTCTCTTATCTCACTGCACTGCTGTTTCCATTTTCTGAGCGTACCCCTGTTTATCCCGAGCGTTTCCGCAGTTTTTCTTTCACTGTATCCACCCTCGATACACAGCCTTATTCTTTCGATGATATCCTGTGTTACCTCAAGCTTTTCCGCCGTAACTGTCATCTCCTTCCCACTCACCGCAGTACTCGACATCATACCCGCATACCGGGCAGAAGCTTTCGTCCTCATACGCCGCCATGCCCTGATATTCTCCCCTGTACTGCGGCACTGTTGTAAGCTCTTTGTTGTCAAATTTCCTGCCACATCTCAGACACTTATACATATCTCCCCTCCGTTTCACCGAATTTGTCCGTTTTTTAGTACTGTATATACATTATAATTATTTATAAATGGGGTCGCAGGGGCGAAGCCCCCGTGCAGGTCATCAGCCATTTGTGTCACTGCATCGTGCAGTGACTTTGTGTGGCTGACTACAAGCATCCTTGCTTGGACTATAGGCGGCAGCCCCAGTAATATTGTCCAGCAAGGATGCCGGGCGTGTATGCACAAGGGCTTTGCACGATGCAAAGCCAACCAAGCATACACAGCCCTTCCCATGGGGAAGGGGTTTGGGGTTAGGAATAGAAAATCTGTAGTTTCTTTATAAATAACTTTTGTCTATAATGTACCAGAAATCCCCCCACAAAAGATTTTTCGTTTTATAAAATCAACCTTTCGTTGTCGTTATCATAACACACTCCCTGCTATTTGTCAACCCTTTGTTGCATAAATTCCGCATTTTTGTGAAACAGCAACAAATCGACGCAACGTTTTGTTGTTATTATTGACAAATCAACGCAATGTTGCTATAATAGCATCAGACAACACAATGTCACTGTGAAAGGAATAGCGGATATGAGCACTTTTTCCGATAAAATAAGAGAACTGCGTAAACAAAAGGGCGTTTCGCAGGCAGTAGTAGCCGAGTACCTCGGCATAACAAAGCAGGCATACAGTCTTTATGAAACAGGCAAGCGCGAACCCGACTTTGACTCGCTTTTAAAGCTTGCAGAGTATTTCGGCACAGACACCGACTCGTTGCTGTACGGCAGCAACGCCACGGCAGTTCCCGACAGTCGCCTTAAGTTCGCGCTTTTCGGCGATACCGAAATAGACGATGATGTCCTTGACGATGTAAAGCGCCTGGCAAAGCTTCACCTTGAACTGCGTCGCAGTAAAGAAAAAGACTCAAAAAAATAA